AAGACTGTGTGCATGAGTAGCTTTGTTCGTCTTATTAAAATATCCATATGCATATACGCCATCCTCTCGATTTTCGAGAATGGTGTGGCCAAGCACGTTTTCTGGATCTGAATGGCCATGCTGCCAAACAAGAGGAACCTTCATTTTGTCCTGATGCTTGAAAGCATCCGGCATGATGGTACGACCGTCGGAGCACTTGAGTCCAGCTTTGGTTGCATAACCGCTGAAATCGGCTTCCATTTGCTAATTCCTTTCGGTCAATCCTTAGAGGAGAGTAATTTTACCTAGGCAGCGAAGAAACAGTCTTCTTAGCGTTCTTTTTCAGAAGTTCTTCTCTAGCTTTCTTGATTTCTTCTTGAACGTTTTCAATCTTTTGTTGAACTTCTTTTAGCTTTTGACTAGGACGCTGTTTGGCTTCCTTGTCTCTACGCTCTTTTTCTTTCTTGGCTGCTTCTTTCTTTTGAGCTGCCGTTAGTTCTTTCCTATCCTCTTTCTTTGCCTTATCCTCCTCGGGTTTCTGTTCCTTCGTGCCGGTTTGATCTTTAATGCCTTTTAGAACTGCTCTCAATCGATCTAATTTTGCATTCAAAGCATCGACTTGAGCTTGAATCTTTTTACGACGAGCCTGAATTTCTTCACGATTACCACCAAAACCGTTAATAGGTTTTTGAACAGCGGTTTTCAATTTCCCAACAACAGGCCTAATACCAGCAGTTTTTCTTCCTTTTAATTCACGAGTTCTCAGATAATATTCTCGTCTTTTTGCAGCATCATATGGCTGTGCCGCATGTTTCAAGATGAATTCTTCTGGGGTAATCATTAAGTTGCCCCGAATTCATCGAGAAGTGAAGTCAACTCATTATCAAGATTTGCCAGTGCATCTTCTGCGGTAGTATCCACCTCAGTTGTATCGGGTGGAGCTAGTTCTGGCGGATTGGGTTGAGGCATATTGCTGTTCATGAGTTGATCGGCCTTCGGATCAGTAGCTGGCGGAATACCCATGTACTGTCTGATCTCGTTTGCCGTGAGAATTTCATTCCTTGTGAACTTATCAGCAATTTCAGCAATCTGAGCAACCGGAACAAGCCTGAATGGATCACGAAAATATGCAATTCGTTCGTTGTTGCGCTTTACCATGGAGCCAAGAAACGCTCTTTGCATGTTTTGTACAATTGTACTAATGATTGGTTCAATTGTACGATTGAAATAGTTGATCATGGCTGCTTCATCAGCAGTTCCATTCATAACTTCTGGAGTAAGACCCAATTGAGTATACAAAAGATTGATCAAATACTCAACTTGCTTTAGAAGATTGTTCTCAGCAGGTCGGTTGAGCTGAGTAATCTTCTCAGTTCCGTCAGTGTACGCAATTCCGTACTGACTTCCCTTCAATTGAAACTCGATATCTTGACGTCTTTGTTCTGCTTGCTGTTTTCTGGCTTCAGATTTGATCACATAGGGCAGTTGAATGATCAAGTCAAGTTTGCCGGAACCAGATTGTTCATCAACGGTGTCCAGAAGATTTAACTTTCTGAGTAAACGTTGCAAAGTTGAGTTAGGTTCATTCATAACCGCATACAGTGGGTTTTCAATGATTGCTACATAACGTTTTTCCAGAATAATTTCTTCTCGTCTTCCTCTATTCTCGTTGTAAACACTTACACGAACATGCTTTGGATACCAAGTAACAATTTCTCCAACTCGCATCGAATAAATATCAAAAACTTCACTGGTTTTTGGGTCTACAGTTGTATCAACCGGAACAATCGCGGCGCAACCCTTGTCAAACAATGTCATTACAATATCTTGTTTAAAAGCTATAGGAGCCTGATCAATATTGGTCTCAAACGTAAGACAATCGTTCAAAGCACTCTTCATGTCATCCAAATATCGACCTTGATCGTCTAATTTAATGTGTCTGATGTCAAGACCAGCAACATCCATGCTAATTGTCGTGTAAACAGAAGAAATAATCGTTCTCTCGTTAGCAAATAACCGTCTTTGACGAGAAGGTGAAGATGGACCATAAGAAATGGACGTACCAAGCGCATAATCGGTCAAATCGGTTGAAGAAGTTCGAAAAGCGTTCCAAGCTTGTTTAATTCGATCCAAAACTGCCATGGTTCACCTTCCTTTCATCGATAATCACTCGAACGCCTCCTTATGTGCTTTGTACGCAACGTATGCATCCATCATGGCTGAGACGTTGTCGATCTTTTCGTCTGCTCTTTTCTTCAAAAGTTTTCGGTTGCCATTAGTATCTTCCAAAGTAACAGCATTGCCCATGGCGAACGACATGAGTTCTTCATCAAAAATTAGTTTGCGTTCTTCTGCCAAAATTTTCAACTCACCAAGAGGAACGGATTCGGTCTTAGATCCTTGAATTACTTTCTCAATTCCGAAAGGACCATTCTCTGCTTCCCATCGAGCAACAAATTCTTTGGCATTGTACGGATCGAATCCAAAACATCTGACATCATATTCGTTGTGCTGAATGAAAGCATCCAAATCTTCATAAACTTGTATCATGTCAAGAACGGTTCCGTCTAAAACATGCAAGCTACCCTCTGAAATAAACTCATCATACTTAACTCGCATGGCTCCAGGAAGTTTCATCAATGTCAATGATGTAATGTAACTTCTAGTCTTAACTCCGAAGGAATAATTCTGAAAGGGAAAGAGCAATGTGAATGCGCAGAAGTCATCTCCTTGCGAAAGGTCAGCACCAAGAGCACACGGCATACCCCAAAACTCTCGAGGTCGATGCGGAAGAGTTTCTTCATAGGTGAAGAAATAGGTATAGCCTTCCATTGGGATGCCAAACCGCTTTGCAAGAATGTCATTGCGAGAAGCGGGAGCTTTTTCAGCTCTTTCTACATCCAAATGATACGTGTCGTAAGTAATCGTCTGACCTAAGTTCGGATTTGCCTTCAACCACATGCTTGGCTCATTAACTTCTTCGAGTTCGTCAAGTTTATAATGCCAAATGGAAACATGAGGCGCTTGATACTCTCCTCGAAGTATGCTAGCGAGTTCCATTTTGACGGTGTCACCGGAACCGTTCCGAACTGTTCCTTCAGAACTGATGGCGACAATCAAATAGTCCTCCATCTTCGAGGCACCTTGCTCAATTGCTCCAACCACGTCCTCTCTGATGTCTCCAGAAAGCCATTCATCGATTGTAGACACTTTAGGACGAAGTCCCTGAAGTTTGTTGATGGTCATTGGCCTGACTTCTAGCAAGGAACCAGTCAGAAAATTCTCAATGCCCTTCTTTGTGGAAGCTAGTTTTACTCGTTGAGCCCTTGAACCGGTGGTATTCTGTAGAGACCCCTCGGTAAGAAACTTGAAGAGGGGCCCTCTTGCCCTGGTAATGGCGGTACGGATGGGTGACATCACCTCATCGGCTTGTTTCATCGTTGGGGCAGTGGTTATCTGATGGGTGGTGGAGGTATCCACGTTGAGGAAGAAGGCATGGATGCATCCGCCATACATTGACTTGGCGGCACCTCTGGCTACGATGAGGTATTGCTTGGTGGTAAGGCGTTTACAAATGGATTTCTTGACATAGTGTCCCCCACCGGATGGGTCTGGTTGATACACACTTCTCTCTACAAAGTAATACCATCCAAAAATTTCCTCTGCCCAAAGTTTAAATGAGAAAAGAAGATGTAAATCACTACCATCCGTTAAAGTAAGTTCGTATTCACAGTATTTTATGAATCCTTCTACGGCCATATCATCGTAATAGATGTTTGGATTAGCAATTAGATCATCAATTCGATTCATCTCCAATGAGATCTCTCGATTGACTGGAATTTCCCCATTAAGAACAGCTCTGCGAAATTCGCCGTAGTATCTAGGAGTTGCAGTATTGGATAACCCCATTTACGGCTCCTATAAAGCTACTTCTTTTTAGGCATAAGCAACTTCAGATGTTCTGGTGCCATCTTACCTTTCATTCCTTGTTGAACTGCTAAGAAAAGAGCACCAGTAGCAAGAGTTGTAACGACAGTACGACCGACATTAGTTACAATTTCATGAGCAAGCTTCTCACCTTTTGAAACATCACGTGCATTAAGTTCATTATACTTTTTCTCTGTCTCCATTCGTTTAATTCGTTTATCTAATTCAGCACTGGTTAATTTAGCTGGGGCTTTACTGAATACGGTTCGTTCGGTGGCTCTACTACCACTTCTTCTACCTACTGTTACTCCACCACTTCTGTCTTTGCGAACACCCCAATGCATTCCTTTGACACCGTGATGTTCAATAAAATCTAAAATTTTATCCATGCCGTCTTGCGCAGCGGTTGGAAATTTTTCATTCAGTTGAGAATACAGGCTACGCAATTGTTTCTCGGCTTTCAATTTCTGATCTGAAGAAGCATTGAGTGCTGCTCTTGCTCCATGTAAAGCCGCTAAAGCTGAATGAACTCCATTGCGATTAACTGCACCGTTAGGAGTCTTGACCGGTAACTTACATTGGTTTTTTGAAGTTGGAGGACCGTCGTGTAAATGAATTAAACACGCAGCGTGCCATTGTTCCAACGTATAATCGGCCTTGGTGTAAGCGCTCCATTCCTTTTCCGAAATATGCTCGATAACTGTCACGGAACCTCCTTTCTTGTCAAGCAGTTCTCAGAATATAAACAGTGACCGTTAGATCTGATCCAGCGACAGTGTTTCCAACGGCATCAATGTCAAGACTCAACCGATCGTTATCAACAAATGTAGTTACTTGATGAGCCAA